GATGCCGACAGCAGAGAGTAGGCGAAGGAAATATAAAATATGTTCAATATATTAAAGCAATAGGACTATCTAGGGATGGAGAGTTAACAAAAAAAGGGGATACTACATTGCTTATTCACCTAGGCCGTACCCGTTGCAATCAAGTAGAGGCTCAACCTTCTAAAGAAAAAGAGCTGCCCCCTACGGAAAATTATCTTCAATTACAAGACCGTTACATACAATTAGAACACAAATTCAATGAGTTAATGAATGCTCTTAAGCCCCAAGCAGACGCTCAGTTACATGGAAGCAACAGCCCCCTTCAACATCTGGGTGGGAGCGATCTCGTCGGGGAAGTCCCACATAGCGACTCAGAAAGTCATTGAGAGGCTCCGAAACGGACCTCCTGGCGACGTGCTTTTCACTGGCGTTAGCCGTACTACTATCCAGCATAATATTCTGTCTCTGCTGTATCCTTCTCTAGGATTTCCCATGCCTTCACCTAAATGCATGCAGACCCAACTCTACGGGCGCGATGTCTACTTCAAAGGGGTGCATGATTCAGGAGCATATAAAGACATTCAAGGGATGACCCTCGCTTTAGCTTTCTGCGATGAGGTAGTCAATATGCCTCAAAATGTATGGAATATGCTCATCGGACGTTTACGGAAGCCTGGGGCTCAACTCTTCGCTACCTGCAACCCTGAAGGCCCCGCTCACTGGTTCAAGAAAGAGATCATTGATCAAGCCCAAGAAAAGGGCGTAAAGTATTGGACCTTCCTGATGGAGGACAATCCTACCCTCACTGTCGAATACGTAGAGCGTATGAAAAAAATGTATACTGGTATGTGGTATAAGCGCTACATTCTGGGCGAATGGGCAGTAGCTCATGGGTTAATATATGATTCTTTCGACAAGGAAAACATCTATGAGAATGATCAGGATACTCCGAACTACTATGTCGTTGGTGTTGACTATGGGACTAGTAATGCTACTGCTGCCGTGTTATGTGGGATTCGCCCTACTCGTTGGCCTCAAATCACTGTTGAGAGGGAGTATTACTATGATTCGGTCAAAGGTGGGCGGCAAAAAACGGACGACGAACTAGCTCGCGATATAAAAGATTTTGTATCTTATCACAATGTTTCGGCTATCTATGTCGATCCATCGGCTGCGAGTTTGAAGCTTGAGCTTCAAAGGCGTAACCTACCAGTTCTTTCAGCCAAGAATGATGTACTCCCGGGTATCAAGACGGTTTCTAAATTCATAGCAGGCAAGAACATCGTCATCCATCGAAGCTGTAAGACCCTCATTGAAGTCTTGCAATCTTATTGCTGGGACCCCGCAGCAGCTGATAGAGGAGAGGATAGGCCTTTAAAGAAATTTGAACATTGCGCGGATGCCTTGCGTTATGCAATATTTTCAGCATTCCCGTCGGGTGAATTCAATCACCCCGACGAGCTTCTCACAATAGATCAAATAAGACGCAACGTTTATGGTTCTAACGATGACACCTATGTTAGCAATATGCTAGGAATAGGACAAGGAGGATATTTCTAGTCCAGATCAATTGGCAATTTAGTGTATAATCTTCTTATATATAGGAGGTTAAAATGAAAATTTGTCAAACTTGTTCAAAAGAAAATCATTCTAATTACGTCGACCTGTGCCAATCGTGCTATAATAAGCAATGGTTTGCCAGCATTCCAGTAAGAAATTGTAATACGTGCCAAAAAACCTACAAAAATTTCGGTATTAATTGCCACACCTGCTCTCGTGTTCTACGAGAAGCTAACCGAGTATGTGAAAAATGCTCACATTGTCTTAGAGACAAAATTAAAATCATTAATAGAAGTTCCATGCTTTGCGGCAAATGTTATAGAAATAAATGCGACAATGAAATTCCTGGATACAAAGAAAAAAGAATTCTTAACAACAGAAAGTCGCATAGAAAATATAGAGGACACGAACCCGATGGTCCACTTCGACGAAAAGCTGCGGGAGAGGGATATATAAATAAACACGGTTACAAAATCATTGCGCGAGTGGGACATCCGAATGCTAATAAGGATAAGGGAGCGATCCCAGAACATGTTTGGGTCATGTCTGAATATATGGGCAGACCTTTAAAAAAAGGCGAATCGGTCCATCATAAAAATGGAATTCGAGATGATAATCGGATAGAAAATCTAGAAATTTGGCATCGTGCGCAACCTGCTGGACAAAAACTTGAAGATAAGATTAGATATTTTAAGGAATTTCTAATAGAGTACGGGTATAAAATTCTAGATCCTTGAGGTAATTTGGGTAGCTACGAAAATTCGAATTCGGGGTACAGCCTTGGAAATGGTTATCTCGATGGTTCCGATCCTAAAGCCAAACATATGAAACAGAGGATGGATAGTTTCTATGTCAAAACGTATCCGTCGAATTCTGCCTACTGGGTACAAGGAAGTATTGACAAGCGCTTCAAGGTAGGGGATCAGACTCTTCTCTCCATGATGTATGGAGACAACAATTACTATCAAACTAGGCGTTGGTTTTTCAACCTAATTCGCCGTCAAATCAATATGATATGTGGATTTCAGCGAAAGAACCGCAAATCCACCATTACCATACCTAATCACGACGCTGATCCCCTCGCTGATGAATTCAATGCATGCTTAAAATGGAGTGAAGAGAGAGATGGTTTTCAAGAATATCTTAGCGAGGGTTTCGAAGGAGCATGCGACACCGGGATGTCTCTGTTACATTTGTATCCCGATTATACTCTCGATCCTATCAGCGGTGATCTATTTACTGACCAGGTTTCCTATAATAATTTTTTGATTGATCCCTATTTTCGAAAGCAAGACCTCACCGATTGTTCGGCAATCTGGAGGAGAAGATGGGTCACAAATATGCAGGCGCAAGCCCTTCTGCCTGGTCATGCTAAAGAAATAGCCAAGATGAGACCCTCTGGACTTAAAGATGGAAGATTTCCTCTCCAGGCTGAACTCCTCAACATGGCTACTAATCAACTCTTTGCCTATGACGAGTTCCACTATCGAGACACCCGAGCAGCAACAACCATCCTTGACCCTATCTCTGGTGAATCTGTCCTTTGGGAAGAAGATGAAGAGGATTCCGAAGATGAACTCAAGAGAACTATGCAGATGCAACCGTGGCTCATAGTTAGAAAGACTCAGGTGCCCACTGTTAAGCTATGCATTTGTCTAGGGGGTCGAGTCCTCTATGATGGTCCGAATTTGCTTAACATCGACTCTTATCCCTTTGTCCCTCTGCTCACCTATTATGAGCCAGACATTCAATCTTATGCTTGGCGAGTACAAGGAGTAGTAAGAAATCTTAGAGATTGTCAGTATCTTTACAATATGCGCAAAGTCATCGAGATGGATATACTCCAATCCCAAATTAATTCTGGATGGATTTATCCCGTTGATGCTGTGGTAGATCCCAAATCATTTAGACAGTCCGGACAAGGATTTTTAGTTCCTCTTAAAGCAGGCCATTTACCAAACGAGATACAAAGAATTGAAGCCGCATCCATTCCCCAATCTCTCCTTGAACTTTCACGCAGTCTTAGTGAAGACATTACCCGAATCTCAGGAGTCAACGAAGAGTTACTGGGGGCAGCAACGGACGATAAATCCGGAATACTTTCTATGCTTCGGCAAGGAGCGGGACTTACAACTTTACAAACAATATTTGACAAATTGGACTACTCTCAACGCTTATATGGTAAGATCCGGTTACAAGCCATACGAAAGAACTTTTCTAAAGGCAAGATTTCTAGCATCCTTGGTCATACTCCAAGCGAGCGCTTCTTCACCTCCCACTCTCTCAAATACTCGGTATTTGTCGAAGAGGGTAACTATTCCGCCTCCCAACGTCAAATGGAGCTCCAACAACTTTTACATTTCCGCGAAATCGGAATGACAGTAGCTGACAAAACGATTTGGAGGGCGGCTTTCTTAACCAATAAGAAACAAGCTGAAGAAGATGCAGCCGAGCAATCTCAACAACAGCAACAAGCTCAACAGGCACAAGCCGAGCAGCAATCGAAGGTTGAGAATGCTAAAGTTATGGCGTCGTTTGCGAAAGCGAAGAGCGATCTTGCTCGTGAAAAAGAGATTTTGGCTTCAGCTCAGGAGAAAATAAGCAAAATTCAAGACAACCAGGCCGATGCAGAGCGTAAAAGAATGGAATCGGACTTAGGACTTGTAAAGATTATGCTTGAATTAGAGACAATGGACTTCAATCAAATGAAGAGCGCTTTCGATATGGCACAAGCAATCAAATTAGCAAATCAACCTCAACCTTTACCTCAAGCAATAGGCCAATAACAATGATGTGGATGGTAGATAGAGTAAAGCAGGATACTAATTTGGAATATATTATTCCTAATCTTATGGGTTATGATCATTTTTTGGCTTTTTCTATCCGAGGATTTAAGACTCCTACCCTTAACTCAGATGATAGAATTATGTTGGAAGTATGTATCATTTTCAATTCCATCCTAAAATCTCTGGAAAATCTATATGTGGAACAGTACGTATTTACCGATCCACTTCTTATGTTTATGCCAGATAGCAGTGACTGGACTATGAAAATAGGGATGTTGAAAAAAGAAAAATTTGAGAAAATGAAAGAACCAGCCCTAAATCCTTAAGGAGGCTATATGGCAAAAGGAAAAAATATCCCATTGATGAAAGGAATGTCCAATCATCAATCAAAAATGTCAATGGAACATTGGGAAAAATCACAATCTGAAATGGGTGAAGAGAGCGATCTTCGTTACACTGATAAGCCGAATCCTGAAGCTTTGAAAGAGTCACAAGATAAGCTCGCTTCTTATGCTAAGAAAAACCAAATGAAATATTAATTTATTTCTCAGTCGTCTAAAGCTGGCATTAATTTGATCCAGGAGGACGCCGAACTACGAGTGTCGGAAATGAAGGAGAATTGCCTTCTTGGGAAATTTAAAATTAGAGAGTATATGGCTAAAAAAGAAAAAAAAGAGAGAGCTGTTCCTAATACCCATTGGGAAAGGCATTATGACGTTTCCAAACCGTCAAAGAATATGGAAGCAACAGAAGGCTCAGACTTTGCTCCTAAGAATCCTACAAATAGAAAAACCGTATATATTAAGGTTAACGAGACGGATCATTGATGGAAAACATTTTCTATGCGGAATGGGTTCCATATGAGAATGACGATGAGAGAGCTATAGGCCAAACCTATCTTTTTCTTTGGAAAAAGTTTTTATTAAAAAAATTGGCCATTTCATACGATTTTGTGTCGGACCAATTTATTGATCGTGCACCACAGATTAATGGTACCAGTGGGACGCTGGCTTTAAAATTAGAAATGAAAATAAAGACAGAGGTAGTTTGAGTTTTCCATTAACTCCATCTAGTAATGTAAATAAGGTATTTACCGCAGGGGCCTTAGCTTATAAGGCCTCTAATGATCCCACTAAATTTGATAGCCTCGAGGTAGGACATGCTCTAACTGAAGACATAGCCAAGGAGCTTGCAATTTGTGCTCAACGCCATCGCACTATTTTTGATGAAGATGAATATTGTGTCGGATATGTGATAGCAGGGGACCCACTCATTAAGAATCTAATGAGAAGAAAGTTCTTCGCCTTTCTCTATTTACCCTCTCCTCGACCTAATCAGGCTGTGTTCCTCTATAATAAACGCTTGGATCAGTTTACAAAGCGACTCTGGACTCTTCCTAATGCCTGGACGATGGCTTGTCTATCTGAGTTGACTTTTGTAGATCCCAAGTTAAGAGAGATGAAAGGATGGAGCGACGCATTCTATGCAGCAAAGTTTTGGGATCACATTCGAAAGCAACACAATATTTCGATGCTTTCTGAAATAGAATACTTAAATGCAAACCGTGAAAAACTCATCAAGGCGGGATGTCAAGAGACTAAGTCTTTTACTTCCGATCCCTTCGATTTTAGTAAGGTCACGGTTAATAAGGTCGTAAACCCTGACGATGCCATCGTTAAGCAATGATTTTTCTAAAGACTTGGGTAGGCACAGCACTTGAATTGGAACGTTGGCTCCCATGTAATAGAGCGTTTTCCTATAATTATCGAAATCGTCTTTTAGATTTGTTTTTGCAAGGGGTTGAACATCAGGGTTAATAATAGAGATTAAATCGTCATCATTCATAGGATAATAATATGGAACAAGAAATAAAAACACAAGAAACAGAAGCCCAAGCTCCTGAAGTAAAAAGTTCTGAACCCGTCTCTCCGCCTACAAGTGAAGATACACCCGAGCAAATAAACTGGAAAAAATTCCGCGAAGCTAGGGAGAAAGAGAGAAAAGAGAAAGTCGAGGCTGAGAAAAGGGCGAATGAGAAAGAGGCTGAAGTCTCTGCCCTTAAAGCAGCCATGGAAGCGCTAGTTAACAAGCCTGAATCAAATAACCGTCAAATAAACGAATATTCTGAAG